TTCGAATTCGAATTCGAATTTTCAAATTCGTTAAATAAACCCATATATTACACAGACATTTTTAATCAGTTCCTACCGACATTACAGGTTTAGCCGACATATCTACGATATCAAGACCCATAATAAACTCAGTTCCATTCTGTTCCATGACTGGGAATGTATCGTCGCAGCTCTGATATTTTGTAGGTTCTGCGATACGTACAACCTTGATATCTCTGGATCCAAATGGCCCCGCCCAGATATCCTGATTGAGTGTTTTGTGCATGACACCGTGGAATTCGGAATATTTTTTCTTGAAAAACTTGAGCGGACACTTTTTATCGGGTTTGAACTCGATGCATGGTTCCGATAAGAACGATTCTAGGGGACTACAAGCTGTGGCGAGCTGACGTTGAACATCTACAAAGTACTTGGGTACGATGTTCCAGATGTCTTTCTCGGGCCACTTTTGTGCAAACTCTAAATACGCACGCACGCACTTCTGTAAAATGCATGGAAGTTCCCCTTCGAGTTTCCCGTCGAGAGTGGGGTCTGCTTCACGAACCTGTTTTGTAAAATCAGCAGTCAATACACGCCGCAAAATACTACCAGAGTTATCGCGCCAATTCGGAACTTCATTACCCCCGAGAATACCGGGTACCGTCCACTCAAATGATTTAGCCTTCTCGTGCTTCACTGCAATGGATACATCCTCACCGCTTACAATCGACTGGAATTCAGCCTGCTCAAGTGCTAAGTCACCTTTAATCTCTGGTGCAATGAACATAAATCCGTCCATGATAGCCGACAGTCCGAACTTCCGTTCTACATTATTCGACAGGGTCTTAACATCCTCCGTACAGTAAAACTTCCTAAACACCTTCGTAATGAGTGTAGACTTACCCGAGCGTGCAACACCTTTCAGGAAAGGAATGCATTGCCACTTGTCAATCTCGTTAACATCGAAGCACAGTCTACCACCCATAGCAAAAATCCATTCAGATACATCCTTATCGAACTTTTGGTAGTTCAAAACGGAATCGAAAAAGGGTGTCGGTATGTCGCGCCAGTTAATCTCAGAATAATCTGTGAAATCCTGGTCAAAATACTTGGAACTTACGATCGTCTGGTCCAAATTTTTGAATTCGTTCGATTCGTATGTGTAGAAACTCGCACGCCAGTATGGGTTGAGAATGTCCGATTTCTCACTATCAAATTCTTTACCGATGAAAATACCGTTTTTAAATGACCATACGTGGCGGTTCTTTTGAATTTCAGGGAATTGCATATCTTTTATGTTTTCTAAGTGACGAATGAGATCGTTATGACCGGGTGCGCGTGCAGTAAGGTTCTTCCACAGATCAAATTGAACTTCTTTCTTAGCAACACCGTATACGTAGTCCTTGATCGTTTCCACGGGTTTCCAAGCTCGAGTTCCTGCACCGTCAGGTGTCTTAATCTGAACACAACATTGCCCCTTGTATCGTCTAATCTGTCGCCTGTAGAGATCCTTGAGTGTCTGCAGGACGCCTTGTTGAAATGGGTTAAGTTCATCTATGTTGTTAATAGTGGAGATCCTGAAAATAGAGGGGTCGGTTTCTGGGTTAATTGGAACATACGTAGGATTGTTCATACGTTCACTTATGCGAGCGTGTCGAAATACAATCTGCCATGCATCGTCTACCTGATCCAGGAGACGGTTGACACGAACGGATATCTTCATATCGTTATCGTCTTCAATATCCATCATGTTAAGAGTGTCCGCTCTGTGATAAAGTTCACATAGACGTTCGTTCATACGCTTAACTTTGGATTCGACACGTGAGATGTCGATAGAAACTGGTAAACCATCTTCTGTTAGTTCATCTTTCGTAAAAAAATTTTCATAGCCGATACGATAGGATAAGTATATGTCGTCGCGATCATTGATTTTCCACATGTCTTCCAACTGGACGAGAAATTTCATGACATCGTCATGAGAAAAAGTTTGAATTTGGTTGGTCCACATTGCACTGGCGGCGTCATCCCGGTTGGATGTTTCATCGATGAAATGTGTAGCTACCTCTGCCATTTCCTAAATATAGATTTCTTTTTTTAAGCAGTGTTATTCTTCTGGAGGGATGATAAAATTTTGACAAGAATCTTATTCTGAATTTCCATCTGACGACCCATATTTACGAGGGCGGTACAAACCGTATCACCATCCTGTGTTGTCAGGATGGAACCGAGCATGGCTTCCATGGGACCCATCATATCATCTTCATCCTCATACTGTGTGAGATCTACCTGGTCAATATCACCAGGCTGAGATTCATCTTCATACTCAGACCCTGTTTCGACACTGGGTTCGGCTTCGATTTCGGAAGGTGTGTGTTGGGACATTTATGTAAGGTGAGGAAAAATGATGCTGTGTTTTTCGCGGCTCAAAAAAAATGTTGGTATATAGTACAACAACTCACAATGGCCGGTGGTCTCATGCAACTCGTCGCTTATGGTGCCCAGGATGTCTACCTGACCGGCAACCCCAAGGTTACTTTCTTCCAGGCGGTCTACCGCCGCCACACAAACTTCGCGATGGAGAACATCGAGCAGACCGTCAACGGTACTGCCTCCAACTCCGGTCGCGTGTCTGTCACCGTTGCGCGCAACGGTGACCTCGTCAACGACATGTACATCGAGCTCAAGGCTAAGTCCGGTCTCGCGACCAACACCGCGGGTGCGACCGCCGATGCCTGCTGGGTCGCTGAGCGTGCCGTCAAGGATGTTGAGCTTTCCATCGGTGGTCAGCGCATCGACAAGCACTACCAGAAGTGGTGGCGTCTGTACTCCGAGCTTTACCTCGACGAGTCCAAGAAGGCTTCGTGGGGTAAGATGACCACTGCGGTCGATTCTCAGGTGTTCCTCCCCCTGATTTTCTTCTTCAACCGCAACCCCGGTCTCGCGCTCCCCCTCATCGCGCTTCAGTACCACGAGGTCCGTCTCGACTTCGACCTCACTGATCAGTTCTCCACTCACACTGATGGCTCCACTTTCAAGGTGTGGGCTAACTACATCTACCTTGACACCGAGGAGCGTCGTCGCTTCGCCCAGAAGGGTCATGAGTACCTGATCGAGCAGGTTCAGCACACTGGTGTTGACTCTGTTACCGCTGCCGGTGGTACCAAGCAGGTCCGCCTCTCGTACAACCACCCCGTCAAGGAGCTCGTCTGGTGCCTCTCCGAGAACGATGACCAGCAGGGTCTCTGGAACTTCACCACCAAGGCTGATGACACTGAGATTGTCCTCGAGTCTGACCCCAACGCGATCGCGGCGTCTAACGCGTTCATCTCCACTTCCGCTTCCGGTGCTCCCCTCCTCAAGGTCGGCACTGACGGTGGCTCGGAGAAGTTCACGGAGGAGGCTGTCGGTACCGTCGACACCATGAAGCTCGTTCTTAACGGCCAGGACCGCTTCAAGGAGCAGTCCGGTAAGTACTTCAACCAGGTCCAGGCGTACAACCACCACTCCGGCTCCCCCTACGCCGGTGTGTACTCGTACTCCTTCGCGCTCAAGCCCGAGGAGCACCAGCCTACCGGCACGTGCAACTTCTCGCGTATCGATAACGCCCAGGTTGCGATCAAGACTACCGCCGGTAACGACAACGCGACCAACCTTAACATGTTCGCGGTCAACTACAACGTCCTCCGCATCCAGTCGGGTATGGGTGGCCTCGCCTTCTCCAACTAAGCATTCAGTCTTAGTTTTCTAAAAAATATTTGTATTTCAATTTTAAAATGCACAACCATGCTATTTAAAACTGAATTTGTTATTTATTTGTTTATTCAAAGCTGACCGAGCAGTCAAACGAATTACACCGTCCTCGTCCAATCATATCATACACGACTTCCCCATCGACGATCTCCTCTTCGATAAGTAATTCCTTGAGTTCCTCGAGTGTGTCCTTGTTCTCTACCAACATCTGGAGTGCGTACCTGTAACACTGGGATACGATGTTATCTATTTCGTTATCAACCTTAAGAGCGGCTGACGGGGAAAGGTTGCGGTAATCGTAGTTGTTCTTACCGAACCCATACGTCGTCACCATTTCACGTGCAATCTGATACACCATCGCATAATCGGAACTCGCACCAGTCGTGACACGGTTAGCACCGTAGATAACCTCCTCAGCTGCGCGACCACCTAGGGCGACTAGGATCTGAGCGAGTAGATACTCTTTCGTGTAAAAGGGTGAGTCTGCGTTATCCTCCGAAGGTTGGAAGAATGTCACACCACCCGCAGCACCGCGGGGCATGATAGAAACCTTACGAACCGTGTCGTAATCAGGTACGAGAACGCCGATGATAGCGTGTCCAGCTTCGTGATAAGCCACGAGCTCCTTCTTGCGCATAGAATATTTAACATCACCTTTAGCACCAATGACAATACGCTGATAAACGTTCTCAGTGATTTCGGTTGTGATCGTCCCGTCATTATCCTTGACGGCGCGGATAGCACACTCATTGAGAAAATTGGCTAAATCCGCACCGGAGAAACCGGTTGTCTGTTTCGCGATGTTCTTGAGACGGACACCCGATGCGAACTTCTTACCTCGTGCGTGAACTCCCAAAATCTTGAGGCGACCTTTGACACTCGGAAGGGAAACTTGGATTTTACGATCGAACCGACCTGGACGGAGTAGTGCGTCATCGAGAATATCTACGCGGTTCGTAGCAGCAATGACGACAATACCAGTCTCGTTATCGAAACCATCCATCTCGGTGAGAAGTTGATTGATAGTTTGTTCGCGCTCATCATTACCGGGTGTAGTAGTACCACCACGCTTCTTGCCTACAGCATCAATCTCATCGATGAAAATGATACACGGTTGATTTTCACGAGCCTGTTGAAACAGTTCGCGTACACGCTTAGCACCTACACCCACGAACATCTCAATGAAACTCGCCGCAGAGCATTGAAGAAAGGGAACGTTCGATTCACCTGCGATAGCACGCGCCAATAGCGTTTTACCGGTACCAGGGTCTCCGGCGAGCAGGGCACCCCGTGGAATTCGAGCACCACTCCCGTAATACTTATCAGGGTTTTTGAGAAAGTCAACAATCTCCTCGAGTTCATCCTTTGCGGAATCGATACCCTCAACATCCTTGAAACGTGTCGTCACTTCATTTTCCATATTGAAGTCTGCAGATTTCATAAAAGGATTTGGCATTCCCATTCCACCTTCACTCCTCGACGCGAATAATGTACGCGCGAGTGTAAACGCATACGCGACAAAAAAGAACATTACAAGATTCTCGGTGAGAGACATGGGCCGTGTATTATCCACTATGACCTCGGCACCACTTTCCATGAGCGTGTTCCATAGCTGTTCGGTCTGCACGATTTGTACATCACCATAATCTCCATTCTCTTCTTGAAACACAGCGATGTTCTTATTAGGACGAACGACTACAGCTGGAAGTTCCTTCTTTTTTAGACCCTGTATGAACTGTGTATACGACCGTGGACTATACTCAACCGTGCGCTCCTTTGTATCAACCTTAACACTCGGGGCTTTGAAGATATATTTCGTCAAACTATTCATTCCGCTATGTTTTACATGATCATATGTTTTAAGTTGGTTAACATGACCTAAGTCGACGTGGACTTTTTCTTTTTAAAGTAAAATGCCCAA